CAGACGCAGCAGTAGCAGCACTTGTAGACGGTGCACCAGCACTTCTTAATACATTAAATGAATTAGCAGCAGCAATTAATGATGATGCTAGTTTTACTACAACAATTACAACCTCAATTGGCCTAAAGGCTCCTATTGATTCCCCAACATTTACAGGTACAGTAACACTACCTTTAGGAACCGTTACTTCTGGAATGATTTTAGATGGAACAATTGCAACAGCAGACATTGCTGATTCAGCAATTACATCTGCTAAAATTGCAGATGGAACAATTGTAGACGCAGATATTAACGCATCAGCAGCCATTGCCCAGTCTAAGGTTGCAAATCTTACAACAGATCTTGGTCTCAAGGCTCCACTTGCTTCTCCAGACTTAACTGGAACACCTACTGCACCAACTGCAGCAGCAAATACAAATACAACCCAGATTGCAACCACAGCTTTTGCTAAGGCAGAAGCAGATGCTGCTCAATCAGCAGCAGAGGCCACAGCAGCCGCAGACGCTACTTCAAAGGCTAACGCAGCCCAGTCAGCAGCAGAATCTACAGCAGCAACAGCTAATACAGCACAGCAAAACGGAACTACATCATTTACAGCAATAAATTATAACTCTGTTGCCAAGCAAGTTGCCGCAACAACTGGAAACATTGTAACAGCAGCAGAAACAACAGCTATTTCATGGACAGCTGTAGACTACCGAAGCGCTAAGTTTGTAGTTAAAGTAAAAAATGGTGTACATACTCAGGTATCAGACCTAGTAGTTACACTTGATACTGCAAATAACGTAGCAGTTTCTGAATATGGAATTACATATTCAAACGGAACAGAATTAGCAGCAGTAACAGCAGATTATTCTGGATCAGATGTAAGAATTAGAGTAACACCAGCAAACGATAACACAGAAGTTATTGTTGTTGGAACATTAATTAAATAATTAAATAAAAGGTAAGGGGTCCTTTCAAAACCCCAAAACAATTAGGGGATATGTGAACTTAAATGTCTACAACAGATAAAAGTTTTAAAGTAAAGAATGGACTCAATGTAGCAGGAACTGCCACATTTGGGTCTAGTGTTGTTTTAGGCGAAACACCCCTTAGATTTGATACAGCAACAAATAAACTACAAATACAGCTAAATGGAACTTGGTCTCCTATAGCATTTACAGCAGATATTCCAGATTTAACCCAACAATTATCTTTTATGGATATTGGATTATCTATTGATTATAATGGTCAGCCTACTTATATAATTCAGGCTAATGGAGTAACAATATCTGGAGATAGCAAGTTTGTAGTTGGAGGATTAGTGGAAACCGAGTCATTTGATTTAGTTTTTGATTCAGGAGTAATACAGTAGTTTTAATGAAATAAATGCTATAATAGCAAATACGGCAGTAAAAGGGGTAATAAAATGTCAACAGTAAGAATTCAAGTAAGAAGAGGCGTTTCAACAGGATCAGGATCTTGGTATTCAGTAAATCCAACTTTAGCAGCAGGCGAAATTGGTCTGGAAACAGATACTGGTAATTTTAAATTTGGTAATAACGTAGATGCGTGGAATGATCTTCCTTATGCTTTAGCAGATTCTTTAGCAGATTATATTCCTCTTTCTCAAAAGGGTGTAGCTTCTGGTATAGCCTCTCTGGATTCAAGCGGATTTGTTCCAACAGCACAGCTTCCCCCTTTAGCTAAAGTTACTGTTTCTTCCGTTGCTGATCAAACTGCTAGATTAGCCCTTACTGCTGAAATTGGCGATATTGCAATTCAGACCGATACAGGCGCTTCATATGTTCTTCAAACAGCAGGAGCATCAACAAATGCTAACTGGAAAGAATTAGTCGGAAACGAAAAAGTACAAGATGTTATTGGAGCAATGCTTTCAGGAAATACTGAAACTGGCATTACCGTAACATATGAAGATTCAGACGGAACAATTGATTTTGTAGTAGCAGATCAATTTAGTACTCATACAACATCGGATCTTGCTGAAGGAACAAATTTATATTATACAACTGAAAGAGCACAAGATGCAGTTGGAGAAGCAGTAGGCACAGGATTATCTTATAATGATACAACTGGTGCCATATCAGTAAATACCGAAACAATTCAAGCAAGGGTTGCAAATGTCACAGATGTTGAAATAGGGTATCTAGATGGCGTAACCTCAGCAATTCAAACTCAAATTGATGCTAAGTCTCCCCTTACTTCTCCAACATTTACTGGAACAGTTTCTGCAGCAGACCTAACACTTTCTGGAAACTTAACAGTTAATGGAACAACTACTACTGTAAATAGCACAGCGGTAAATGTAAATAATCAAGTAATTTTTGAAGGTGCTACCGCTGATGCATTTGAAACAACATTAACTACTGTTGAGCCAACAGCAGATAGAAGCGTTTCACTTCCAGATGCTTCAGGATCAATTGTTTTAGCAGATAACACCGAAATTTTATCAAACAAAACAATTAACTTTAATGCAAATACATTAACCGCTACGATTGCTCAATTAAATACTGCTGTCAGCGATGCGGACCTAGCCACACTTGTTGGAGTAGAAACATTAACAAATAAAACTTTAACTTCTCCAAAAATTAATGAAGAAGTAGCACTCACAGCAACATCCACAGAGCTAAATGTTCTTGATGGAATCACCTCATCTACAGCCGAACTAAACATTCTTGATGGCGTAACATCTTCAACCGCAGAATTAAACACTCTTGATGGAATTACAGCAACCACTGCAGAATTAAATATACTCGATGGCGTTGTTGCAAGCACAGCAGAAATAAATAAACTTGCTGGAGTTACTGCAACTTCAGCTGAAATTAATACTTTAACTGGAATTACTTCTACCGCTGCAGAATTAAATATTCTTGACGGAGCAACATTATCTGTAACCGAATTAAATTATGTTGATGGCGTTACTTCAGCCATTCAAACACAGCTAAACAATAAGCAAGCAGTTGTTGCCGATGTGTCAGATACTGAAATTGGATATCTAAATGGTGTCACTTCAGCTATTCAGACTCAGATAGATGCTAAAGCACCACTAGCCTCACCAACATTTACAGGTACTGTAACACTTCCTGCAAATACAATTTCACAAGTTCATATAAGTGATGACTCAATTGGAACAAATGAAATTGGTGGACTTGCGGTTACAACTGAAAAAATTGCCGATAGCGCAGTTACTTCAGCCAAAATTGCAACAGGAACAATTGTCAATGAAGACATTAATTCTTCGGCAGCGATTGATTGGACTAAATTAGCAATATCTTCAACAGTATCTGCTATAGAAGCTGGATATTTAGATGGAGTCACAGGCGCAATTCAAACACAATTAGATGGAAAGCAAGCAACTGTTGCTAATGTTTCAGATGTTGAAATTGGATATCTTGATGGTGTTACTTCAAGCATTCAAACACAGCTAGATGCTAAGTCAACTGCTTCTAAAACTGAAACTCTAACTAACAAAACTTTAACCTCTCCAGTAATTAATACACCTACTGGAATCACAAAATCAGATGTTGGACTTGGAAATGTTGACAATACAGCAGATTCAAACAAGCCTGTTTCTACTGCTACACAAACAGCACTTGATCTTAAGTTAGCACTTGCTGGTGGAACAATGACAGGGGCCATCACTTTGCATGCTGACCCATCATCTTCACTGCATGCTGCAACAAAGCAGTATGTTGACAACACAGCATCAGGAGTTATTGCAAAGCCACAAGTTCTTGGAGCAACTACAGCAAACATTGATGCTACATACAGCAATGGTACAGCTGGAGTAGGCGCAACTCTTACACACAATACAAACGGAGTATTTCCTGCAGAATCAGGTGGAGCATCAGGTTGGGCAGTTGGAAAAGGTATTCTTGTAAAGAATCAAACTAATAAGGCTCAAAATGGTAGATACTACGTCTCAAATATGGGATCTATTTCAACACCTTATGTTCTTACTCGTTGTACATATTGTGATGAAGCATCAGAGATTCCAGGTGCATACATATTCGTACAAGATGGAACAAACGCTGGAACTGGCTGGATTCAAGTAGTTGCAGACCCTGCAACATTTGTTGTTGGAACAGATAACATTGATGTATTCCAGTTCTCAGGTTCAGGAACAATCACAGCAGGAACAAATATTTCTGTAAGCGGAAATGAAATTTCAGTAATCGCAACTCCATCACTTTCTGGCGTAGCATTTACAGACGGTACACAGACAAAAGAAGGAACTCCTTCTCGTACACCAATTATTCAAAAGACAGCAGCATATACTTTGTCAGCCCTTACTGAAAGAGATTCATTAATTGAGGTATCTTCAGCAACTGGTGTAACAATATCAATTCCTGTAGATGCTACTCTAAACTACCCAATCGGAACATCTATTGATATTCTTCAAACTGGAGCGGGACAGGTAACAATTGCTGCAGTAACACCAGGAACAACAACAGTAAATGCAACACCTGGCTTAAAACTTCGTACAACTTGGTCATCTGCAACTCTCTTTAAGAGAGCAGCAAATACATGGGTTGTATACGGCGATCTAACAGCGTAATAGGGGGGTATACAAATGGCTAAGAAGACCGGTAGACGTTCATCTGCATCAAATGACTTTCTAGAGCCATTGGCTCCAACAAGTGTATCTGCTACAAACGTAGGGACAGGCAGAGCGTTTAACAATGGCGCAGCGACAGTTACCTTTTCTTTGCCTGCGCTATCCCCGGCCGCTACATCATTTACTGTAACTTCATCTCCTGGCGGATATACTGGAACTGGCGCATCTTCTCCAATTACAGTGTCTGGACTTCAATCTGCCACAGCCTACACATTTACCGTTACAGCTACTAATGCTGCCGGAACATCTGCAGCTTCATCTGCTTCAAGTTCAATTACAGCTACAACAGTTCCTGCAACCATGTCTGCCCCAACCCCTACTGCTGGTGTTAATCAAAACTCAATTGCTTTCTCAGCACCAGCCACTGGCGGTAGCACCATTACTAGCTATACCGTAACAGGCTCTGATGGTACTTCTGGAACAGGATCTACTTCTCCTATTGTTATTGCTGATACCGCATCAACTTCTCAGACATATACAGTTACAGCTACTAATGCTAATGGAACCTCAATTGCATCCTCCGCCTCTGGATCAATCACCACACTTGCTCCGTTCTTCCCGCCATTCTTCCCACCATTCTTTCCATTCTTTCCATTCTTTCCACCATTCTTCCCGCCGTTCTTTCCATTCTTTCCACCATTTTTTCCTCCGTTCTTTCCATTCTTCCCGTTCTTCCCACCATTCTTCCCACCGTTCTTCCCATTCTTCCCGCCATTCTTCCCACCCTTCTTTCCATTCTTCCCATTCTTCCCACCATTCTTCCCACCATTCTTTCCATTCTTCCCGCCGTTCTTCCCGCCATTCTTCCCGCCATCATTCCCATTCTTCCCGCCATTCTTCCCACCTTACTTCCCAGTAAGTGCGCCAAATAAGTGTGGTGGCTCAGATGTTTACTATTATGGAACTCCTGGTTGTGGCTATGTTGGGGCCTGTACCTCATCCTTCACATCTGGTGGTCAATGCTAATGATCTATAAAATAAGAAAAGAGGCATTATGATTAACGAGCTAGATATTACTTATGTCCGTGATAGAGATAAGTTACGGGGGGCACCATTAACTTTTGTTATTGACGGAGAATGCGTCTATGATTTTGTAGTCACAGAAGAAGGTGCTAATCTGTTTACAAAAAACACTGGGATACGTGATATTTCTAGCGAGTATACGTCTCACGATGGCCCTACTCTTGAGATAACAAAAGATAACGGCGACATTGAAATATTTCAAACGTCTGAATATTTTGCGGCAATCCTACTAAGTAACCCTACTGTGGTAAACTTAACTGAGTATCCTTATGGGCACCATGTTGTCTCACCAAACGCATCTTTTGATGGTACAAAGTTTATCATAAAAAATAGGACTGTTTCAGAGATAGCTAGGCTGACAGAGTGGCACCCGCAAAATCCAAAAAATCCCGACTACGTAGCGCCATAAAAATAGGGCAACCCCCTAAATGAGTGGCAACACTCGCCGCACCCAAATATTAAATCCTCCAGTTTACGCTATAATAGGGCTATAACGTTTAAAGATAGGAAATCTTATGGGTATATACGACGAAAATGAAAATCCTTGGTTTACAAAGGATAGGTCTGAGACAGCTTCGGATAGGGTTGCAAGACTAATGCCACAAAGCGACATCACTATTAGCAATCCAGGACTAGGGCTAAATGTATATCATAATACTTTTTCTTTGGATGATTCTAAAAGATACATTAACGTACTTGAGTCCAATTTGTCTACTGGTAGCAAATATAAGTGGTCGGAAGCCCAAGTAACTAATTCTGATGTACCAATTAAAAAGGCCAGAGACTGCGTAGATTTTAAATATAAGCAAGAAAACCTTGGACCTAGGGACGAAACTAACTCAGAACTAATAGATCTGCACGAAGAAATATATCAAAAACTTAAATACTGCATAGACGATTATGCAAAATATTGGGGCATTAATGTTGTGTATTATGAGGCATTTAACTTTGTAAAATACGACGGGTCGGGAACCCACTTTAATATCCACGCAGACCATGGACCTGCCTACAACTGTACAGTGTCTGCCGTCATCTATATTAACGATGATTATGAAGGTGGAGACATAAAGTTCCCAAGACTTGATAACTTAGTTTATAAGCCAAAAGTTGGGGACATTGCAGTCTTCCCATCAAACTATATTTATGAGCATGCATCCCTGCCAATGGTTTCGGGGACAAAATACTGCGTTGTTGTTATGACAGATATCAATGAATTGGGGCACAAGTAATGTCTTTAGTCGCTATATTTAGATCTTTTCGCCCATGGATAGATAAGAAGCATATTTCTGTCCCAGCGCCAACACAAACACAGATGCCAGATTGGTACAAAGATGCAGATAGGTTTGCAAAAATGCCAAACGGGGAATACTACAAGGCGCCAAAAGAAGTCTGCCCGTTCCCTAAAGAAGGCACAACTGATGACTATGGAAAGATTCCTACGTGGAAGGCGTGCCCTGCTCTTATGGACTCCTTTACAACTGGATACATTTTTAAAACACCGTGCGACTTAGTTTTTTATAAAAATGACCAGGGAATCATAGACGTAAAAATTGATGACCCTAAGTATAAAGATTTTTGTACTCAACGACCTCCTATGCCACAGTTTGAACACCCAAAGGGGTACTATCAAACCCACTTTGCTTGGAGTTCTCCTTGGGGGTTAGAGCTCCCAGAAGGATACAGTGCGCTGTTTATGACCCCAATGAATAGGTTTGACCTGCCATTTTTAAATACTACTGGCGTAGTAGACTCAGATAAGCTTCATTTCCTTGGAACTTTTCCGTTTTTTCTTCCAGAAGGTTGGGAAGGTACAATACCCGAAGGAACCCCGTACCTGCAGGTTCTTCCGTTTAAAAGAGAAAACTGGGAACACAAAATAGAGATTCCAGATCAATCTACAATGTATGATAAACTAGTGAATAACATGCAATTTTACCGTCAGCCTGATGGCGGAGTATACCAAAACAAAGTTTGGTCAAAAAGAGACTACAAATAGGGAGAATATAATGCAAACATGGACAGAAAAAGTTGATTTAGGTAATGGCATTTTTTGCTATAAAGGCGTAATCAAGAAGGATATCAATGTTGTAGGTCGAATTGAGGCTAACCTTAAGCCAGAAGGAGATACGACTGGGTATGCTTGGCAACCAGCATATGTTGGGTATAAACAACTTATGCCAGAATATCGTGACTGCAATGATTTTAAATTTAAAAAGACAGATATTGAAAATGACATGAGTCAGGTTAGTTTAAATCTTCAATCTTTGTGGCAAGACCTATACGATGTAAAGTTGCCTGCGGTTCAAGACTACTCAAGGATGTATAATATTAACAACCTAAAGTACTGGGAAGCCTTTAACTTTATTAAGTACGGCCCAGGACAGCACTTTATGGAGCACCACGACCATGGTTTTTCTTATAACTGTACTGTATCTTTAGTTGCATATCCAAATGATGACTACGAAGGTGGGGAGCTTTACTTTAGATTACAAAATTTAAAGGTTAAAGCAGATGCTGGAGACCTATTTATCTTCCCATCAAACTTTATGTATCCACATCAAGCAATGCCCGTAACTTCTGGAACTAAGTATTCTATTGTGACAATGCTTGACTACAGCAAAAAGTTTCACACCCCAGAGATGTATAGCGCAGACGCAGACTAATGTTTAATATCTCAGTTGAAAAAACACAAGGTGCCATGTTTGATATTCAACCCATGTCAATTAAAAGAGACTGGATGGAGGCAACATCAGAGAACCATGCGTATAGGTGTTTTCCAGTAACCCAGTCAAATGTAATTGGTTGGGGCCTGTCTTGTCTAGAAGATATTGAGTTTATTTGGGATGGTATAAATGACCAAACCCCAGATCATGTTCAAGTATTTAGTCCAGAAGGATCCTATTCTGGAAGAGGGCAGTCCTCTGTAAGCCTAAATACCGGCCTAGTTTTTAGAACAGATCAGGACGTCAGTATTTTTACCATTAACCCGGTAAATTATTTTAGTGATGAGTTTGAAACAATGGCGTCTTTAATTAGTACTTCTTTTTATGATAATCCTTTGCCTTTAGCTATTAAGGCAAAGACTGCAAATAAGCGAGTAGTTATTAAAGCGGGAACTCCAGTTGCCACAATTATCCCCATATCTTTGTCAAATTTAAATGGGACAGATATTGAGATTGTTGAGTACCAAGACCCAGATAGAAAAAGACTAAACGCAAACATATCCTATGGGAATGCCGCACAGGCAATAAACTCTGCTGGAAAATGGACAGACTGGTATAGAGACGCTGTAAATGAAAAAGAAGAGTCCCAAGGCTCTCATGAAGTAAAAGCATTAAAATTAGGGGTAGTAGATAAAACGAAAAGGAATATGCTATGAACATGGAACAAAACAAAGATTCATATACTGTAGTAAAAAGAACGCCGTCTATGACCCCATCCGGCTGGTTTGGGGACAGCAAAGACATGATTGTTGAGCTAGAGAACTTTATGACTCAAGAAGAGATAGAGTTTTTAGAAAAAGCGGCTAAGTCTCTAACAATCTGGGATGTAACTCAAAGCCATACAAATGAAAATGGTACGGTCACTTACGACTCAGATTACTGGAAAGATAGGGTTGCAACCCAGCCTACCTTAGATAAAAATGACCCAAAGATATCCCCAATAATTGCAGGCTTATTTCAAAGACTAAAGCCTATTATTGAAGACTTTTATAAGGTAGAGGTTCACCCTACGGGCACAACTATTGTTAAGTGGCTTCCTGGGCAGTTTCAAAAACCCCATGCTGATAAAGAGCTTCATGAGGGCCCTGATGCTGGAACACCTAACGATTTTCCAAACTATGACCTCTCAAGTTTGTTCTATTTAAATGACGACTACGAGGGCGGTGAGCTATACTTTCCTTTGCAGGGTGTACAGTTTAAGCCTAAAAAGGGCGCTGCTTATTTCTTCCCAGGGGATAAAAACTATATCCACGGAGTTACTGAGATCAAGAGTGGCTTAAGATTTACATGCCCATTCTTTTGGGAAATAACAAAGCATACAGGTGACAAACAACCGTAAGGACAGGCTATAATATAACTATGAAATCTATCTATGATATACCACTTAACTCGGCCGAGGGAACCCCTGGGTTTTTAGAGCAATTTAAGGGTAAAGTAACTCTGTTAGCTAATACAACAGTTGGTTGCGGCAACGCTAATCAAATGGAAGTTCTCCAATGGCTTCAAGATAAGTACGGTGGAGATGATTTCCAAGTTATTGCTATTCCTACTAATGACTTCTGTGGTCCAGGAGTTACTAAGGGTAAGTGGTCTGAAGGCATTACCTGCGGGCTAGACTCACAAGAATACGGACAAGAGGTTTATGGAACCACCTTTAAGTTCTCAGAGATGGTGTCGTCAAACCCAAATAAGAGCGCTACTGAATTGAGCCCGTATAAAGGTGATGATTCTGTAAATGGGTTGGGGCAGCCAAGAAAAGAAACTCATGAGCTATACCGTGAGATTAAAGATCAAATGCATGCTTACGCCGCAAAGCAAAAAGAATTGGGAATCCCAAACAGAGACGGTTACCTGTCACCTTGGCTTAATCAACCTATTTCTAATGGCGCAATGCAGGGCGGAAACTTTGAAAAGTACTTAATTGATAAAGATGGCTATGTAGCAAATTGGTTCCAGTGCACAGTGCTAAATTACGATATTGAAAAAACACTAAAAGAAGCCCTAATAGCTGCGGGAACTCCTGCTGCTCTAGGAGAAGGCAGAACCCCAGAGGTGTTTCAAGAAGAATTTGCACTTGTTGAACAAGAAATAGAAAAGCTTATCGCTGGAGATAAATCACTTATAAATAGCTAACTGGAGTAAAAATACAATGAACCTGGAAAACAAAAAAAGACTAACAAAAGACATAGTTGTTTATGAAAACTTTATAAGCAAAGAAGACTGCAAAAAAATGATTCAAGCCCTAGATGCTCAGGCAGCCAATGGGGCAATCTCTTGGATGCCTATTTCATTTTATGAGTCATACTCTTCAGTTTTGCCACAAGATAATGACCAAGAAGTCATTGACGCTGGTCTTTCTCCAACCATATTTTCAGACATTGAAAAGGTAATGCCAGAAGCAGTTGCTTCAGTTCACGACCTTGACCCAAAAACAATTTGTAAGATTGGGTACCACACACAAAAGTGGGAGCCAGGAGCATACGCAAGAATCCACTCCGACAACACAGATGCCGAAGGAAACTCAGGCGCGTTTACAAGAAGCCGTTACGCAGGCTTTCTGTATCTTAATGACGATTTTGAGGGGGGACTTTTACAGTTCCCAACACAAAACATCTCCATTAAGCCAGAAGTTGGAATGCTTGCCGTATTCGACGGCGGGTTTAATAACATGCACGAAGTAACCCTTATCACAGGTGGGGTAAGATACACCATTGGATCTTTCTGGGATGACCGACAAGAGTCAGACTACCCACAAGAAGTAAGAGACGCTTGGGCCGAAGAAATGAAGGCTACTAGAGCTCAGCAAGAGATTGAACGAGCAGAGTGGCAAGATCTTCTAAAGCAGGGTTGGAAGTTAGATGCTGCTGGAAATAAGTACAAAATAGAAGATATTGCAAATGATTGAGTCTTTTAAACAACAGCTAATAGATAGTGGATATGTAGTTACAGATATTACTCCAGAACTATTCTCTGTTGAAAACTTTTTATCAGAAGACCAACTAACTACTTTTTGGGATATTATCCATAGTACCTCTCAAGAAGATTGGGAAGTAGAGTACCACGCAAACTTAAAGTACTTTTGCATGGAAAAATTTGGCAGAGATGACGTAGAGAATTTGGTTGCTGAGGGTAAGTTTGAAATTACTCAAAATTGGAAAGATAAAAACTTTAACATATTACATCATGGGATCCATAGGCCTTTATATGATGGACTAAACTCAATGGTAGTCAAAGCTGACCCAGAACTAATTTTAAGTGGTCTTGCGACAATTCAAAGAATGCAGCCTGGTGTTGAGTTAAAAGCCCACACAGACCAGCATACGGACCCCTCAATTAAGTACGCGACAATTGTATACATTAATGATGACTATGCAGACGGCGAGATATTCTTTCCAAAACTTGATATTAAGTTAAAACCTAAACCAGGAACTATGCTATTTTTTCCAGGAAACGAAGAATATGAGCATGGGGTCAAGCATGTAGGGGATGGACCAATAAGGTACGTTCTTGTTGGATTTATTAAAGAAAAAGACCACTATGAAAAAAATAAATACTAAGGGGGAGACAGATGAATAGAGAAATTCTAGACCCAAAAGCATACTACTATACAGATGCTATTGAAGATTTTGATACTTTTAAAAAAGTTTGGAAAGAGCTAGATACTCTTGAGCAATACCCAGAGTCAGGCGTAAATGTTTGGAACATCTGGACTGCCTCTAATGATAAAGATTTTATCTACGGGGAAACAAAGACCTTTGATATTAATGCGATAAACCAGCTTAGTCCAATTTTTTCTCCGCATTCAGCCGAAGTAGCAGAAAAAAGTAAATATATCTACGACGCTATTATGACTACAATGTATAACGTTTGCAAAGACTACGCCTCTTCTTTAGGTGATTTTGACGAGCCAAGGCTTTTTCCAACTTTTAATATAAAAAAGTACAACACTGGAGTGGGCATGGGCGCACACTTTGACCAGTTAGATGGCGATAAAACACTAAGATATTCATTAGTTATGTACCTAAACGATGATTGTGAAGGCGGAGAAATCTTTTCTAAGGGGTCAGCACCAGCTGTAGACCTAGACTATGATGTATCTGTTGCAAATAAAGCAATTGATTTTGGATTAAAGCCAAAAGAAAATAGCGTCATCATATTTCCAGCATTTCCACCATATTTTCATACGGCACACGTTGTAAAGTCTGGTTTTAAATATATGATTCCTGGTCATTGGATACATAACAACATGGATCTTAATAAGAATCAAGGTATGTAATTGAAAACAGCTATTGTTACTGGGGCAAGCAAAGGCGTAGGATTAGCGACAGTCAAACGCCTATCTGAAAATGGGTACAAGGTCATTGCTGTTTCAAGAAACCTCTCTAAA